AATATATAAGTGGCTGCCAGCCATTTTGTAAATATAATTTTTTTATATTTTTATAAAATTCTCATTGACAATAAATAATAAAAATGATATATTTTAATTACGTTAGAAAGATAAGGTGGCGATACAAAAATGTACATGTTTAAGAAAGATAAGTATGTTGACTTGTTGGATGGGAGAACGGTTGAATGGTTGAGTAGGCAGATTAATTATACACCAGTAACATTATATAATATATTTAATGGTCATAAAAAGTGTAAGAAAGTGCTGGCACTTGCAATAGTTAAGACCTTGAATAATGAATATGAGATTGATGATTTTTTTGAAACGGTAGAAGGAGAATAATAAATATGGGTAAACAGAAAAATATTCCGATTGAGTTAGAAAAGACAATGATGCCACTTGATAGCATACCTTTTATCAATAGTAATAACTTGCAATATTTATTACCGAAGAGTGCGATAAGTATTAAAAATGAAAATGAATTTGAATATAGATATGATATTGAGGTTGTTTGTCCTAAATTGGTGCAGATTATAAAAGAAAGTGAGCATTTTAAGTTCGTTAAGGATTCAAATTTGGGTAATATAACATTATATATGTATAAGAATGGTTATTATCAGAATGTGACTGAAAACGAGTTTAAAGGTATGATTAGAAAATGGATTCCTGAACTCATTCAAAAGTCGAAAGATATTGATGAAATTTATAAGTTGTTACTTATGGATGATAGTTTTTATGTTGATAATGATTATTTGAATAGTGATGCGAATTGTATTAATTTTAAAAATGGTATCTTAAATTTAGATACAATGACACTTAGTGAGCATACACCCGATAAAATGTTTACGATTCAGATTCCTATAAATTATATCCCTCTTGAAAATTGCGAAAAAGGACTTGTATTTGAAAAATATTTGAATGAACTTGTTGATGGTGACTTGGAAATGAGAGAATGTTTGTTGGAGGCAATGGGTCTTGCTATGTCGAATATACCTGGTTATCTTACGAAAAAGTCGATTTTAATGATTGGCCCTAAAGATTGTGGGAAGACGCAGATAAAAAAGTTGTTAACGCATTTAATCGGTGTTAAATATACAAGTAGTATTGAACTTAGTAAGATGAATGATAGTCGTTTTGGTACCAGTGAATTATATAATAAGAGATTAGTTGGTAGTAATGATATGCAATATACTACAGTTAGTGATATGGGTATTTTTAAGCAATTAGTTGGTGGAGATCCTATTAGTATTGAATTTAAAGGTCGTGGGGCATTTTCATATATCTTTAATGGCTTAGTTTGGTTTTTGGCAAATGATTTTCCTAAATTTAGTGGTAAGAAAGAAGATGCGGTGTATCAAAGATTTATGATTATTCCTTGTAATCATGTTGTTGAAAAGGATAAGCAAGATCCTTATTTAGTTGATAAGATGTTAAAAGAAGGAGAATATATTGTTTCACTTTGCATTGAAAGTTTATTGAAACTTAGAAAAAGAAGATTTAAGTTTGTTGAAAGTGATAAAATGAAAATGGGTCTTGATAGATATGTTGTTGTTAATAATACATTATTAGAGTTCGTTGAAGAATGTTGTGATATTGATAATAGTTTATTGGTTACAGAAAGACTGTCTGTTAAGTCGTTTAAGACGAATTATCAGATATGGTGTCGTGATAGTGGTATAAAACCTATTGGTCTTAAAAATAAGGAAATTGAAGATTATTTGAAACCTAGATATGGTACGGAAATTAAGAAGAATAATGGTTATTATAATTTGTCGAATATAAAAATAAAAGAAGGTATGGCATCGTCATATGCGAATTAAAGAGGAGATGGGACAATGAGTAAACTTAAGTTATTAGAGTTATTTGGTGGTATAGGTGCTTGTAGTAAGGCACTTGAAAGACTAAATATAGATTATGAAATAGTTGATTATGTAGAAATAGATAAATATGCAGTAGCAAGTTATAATGCAATACACAATACTAACTTTGAACCACAAGACATTACAACTTGGAATAAAGATGTAGAGGTTGATTTAATAATGCATGGTAGTCCATGCCAAGACTTCTCACTAGCGGGTAAACAAGCAGGTGGAGATGAAGGAAGTGGAACAAGAAGTTCTTTAATGTATGAAACAATAAGAATAGTAGATAAACTAAAACCTAAATATGTAATGTGGGAAAATGTAAAAAATGTTATATCAAAGAAACATATACATAACTTTAATAATTACATAGAAAGAATGAATGAATTAGGTTATACAAGTTATTATCAAGTATTAAATGCTAAAGATTATGGCATACCACAAAATAGAGAAAGAGTATTTACAATATCAATTAGAAATGATTTAAACCAAACCTTTGAATTTCCACAAAAGCAAGAATTAAAATTAAAATTAAAAGATATGTTAGAAGATAATGTTGATGAAAAATATTATTTATCAGATAAAATGGCAAACTTTTTTATATATAATGAACAAAAGCAAATAGAAAAAGGTAATGGATTTAGATTTAATGTTACTGATGGCAATGTAATAGCAAAAACTATTACAACTAGAACAGGTGGAAGAATGGATGATAATTTTATAGGTGATAAAAAGTTATATATAAAAAATGCAACTAAAAAAGGTTATTTAGAAGCTTATGAAGGCGATTATGTTAATCTTGCTTATCCAGATAGTAAAACAAGAAGAGGTAGAGTTGGGAAACAAGTTGCTCAAACATTAACAACGAGTGATAATATTGGAGTGGTGGTAAAAGATGAACAAAATTAATAAAATTGACATTCTTCAAACAGTAAAAGTTAAAAAATATGAAGTTGATACAAATTCGCTTAAAAAAACTTTGAGGGAACATAAATGTTATACCAACAAACAGATTGCTAAAAAATTAAATAAACCATTAACTTTAGTTGAGCATTGGTTTAGAAATGACAATTGTTTTTCTATACCTGATTCAGACATTTGGTTTGATTTGAAAAAATTATTAAAAATAGAAACTGATGAATTTGATTTATCAATAACCACTTTTGAAGAAAAAGAAGGAGTTTATGAAAAGTCAAATAGATGTTATTTTGACAATGGTATAGCTCCAACTTTAACGAGTAGTGGAGCGAATGAAAAAATAATTAGAGAAGAACCACTAGATAGACCTGGTTGGCATAGAAATGCTAAAGAAGTATTAAATGTGGAAGGAGTGTGTAGAACATTGTCAACACAAAGTAATAATTTGCTTACTAAAATTAAAGAACCAACAACATTAAGAATAAGAAAACTAACGCCAAAAGAAT